GGTATCCGTTCTGCTGAAGTGTCATGGCGTTGATTTTACGGTGACTCTTCGACAGTGAAAAGAAAAAAGGCCGCAGAGCGGCCATAAACACAAGTAAAAATCAACAAGTTAGATAATTATCAAAGACTTACAGACACACAAAAACACAGCCAACCACAACAAATAACAGGGATGTGGTCACTTTGTGGATCATATCGCCGCCATAAATTTACTTAATAACAGTAACCACAGCCACAAGCACGGCCATCGCAGACAGGACAATACCTGTGAGTAACCAAGTCTGATTTGCAAATGATTTCTGAAGTTCAGTACGATGCTCAGCCATCTCAACTTTCAGAGACTGGCGTAAATCAGCCATCTCAGACTTCAGGGATTGGCGCGATTCTGCCATCTCAAGCCTCAACCCTTCGCGAATCTCCAGTACATCAGATTTGGTAGCAAAGGATTCGCTTCTTGTGGTGAGAGTAATCAGGTTGTTTTTGATTTCAGTCACATCACTTTCCAGGCAACTGACCCGCCGTTCAAGGTCGTCATTCATGCCATCACCTCCATCATTACCACTTCCTGTTACTTGGTTGTTGGATACATTATAGGCATTCTCTTTCTTTTTTCTGAACCGCGAAATATGTGCAACATTCTCTGCCATCACTTCTCATCACCCTGCTTGCCTACCCAGTTCATAAAGGCCCGGGCCGAGTAACGATGAACAAACCCACATCTGTTACAGGTAAGTCGGAATTCATAGTTATGGATATTTTCCCGATCATGTCCCTCATATCCCGGATACCCAGTAAATGGACCGATGTAATCAAGCATAACAAAAGTGCCTAAATCACACTCCTCAGCAGTTTTCGGCTCAGGCCCCACCTCAACAATATTCGTCAAATACATGTACATATCCGTATCGCCACACGACAAACATTTTTCATTCGTAGACGACTCATTGAGAAAACGCGCAAAATTATCGAGCGTTGCCATTCTTTTAAGTTCATCTAAATGAAACTTCACTCTTAAGCACCTCCTAGTGGATTAAACCTCACCGCATCCTGCAGGTAATCCGGCGCAAGATGGGCATAAATCATCGTTGTCTGAATCTTTGCGTGCCCCAGAATTTTCTGGAGCGTCAGAATATTGCCGCCGTTCATCATGAAATGACTGGCGAAGGTGTGGCGCAGCGCATGAACAGCCTGGCCGTCAGGAACATCAGGTGCGACCGTTTTGATGACATCGCGAACCAATGGATAATCCAGCGTCGGAAACACCAGTTTCCCGCCCCGTTTTTTGATCTTTTCAAACAGGCTTTCAGAAATAGGAACGGTACGGTTTTTGCTGTTCTTCGTTTTTGAAAAAGTGATTCGACAATGAAGAACACGGCGCTGCTCCAGTGCCGCTACCTCGCCCCATCGCGCCCCGGTCGACAGAAGGATTTCGACGGCCAGCCGTTCATCGGGATTTTCAGCCAGTGCATCCAGCAACTGAACACATTCAGACTTACTCAGATATCCCATTTCACGCTCGTTAACCTTCATTCCTTTAAGGCCTTGAACAGGGTTATCGTTAAGAAAATGGCCGGATGAGATGAGTGCGGTAAACATCGCGCTTAACGCCCCAATCTCTCGATTTATGGTGCTGGGCTGTATCCCCTGCTCTATCCTGGACACACGTAGCTCGGTGAGCATCGTTGTATTAAGTTTATGCACGCACGGGTCATCCATTGCCTCACTCAAGCGCAGCAATTTAAGGCGCGTGTTATGCCCTGACTTCATTAGCTGGCCGTGGTATTTCCACCACAAGTCAATAAGCACTGACAGCGGACGGCGATCAATGGAGTTTCCTTTCCACTCATTGTTATGCTGTTGCGCCAGCACCCACCGCTCATATAAAACTGCATCCGATTTCGTTTTAAATTTTTTGCGAATGCGTTTGCCTTTACGCCCCTCAGGACGCATGTCAAGAAGATACCCTCCCGGAATTGATTTTATGCTCATTCGTGAAGCCCCAGCGTTACAAGACCACCATGCCCCCAGCGTTCCATGATTAGCCGGGCTGTGTGCCAGTCTTGCGGGATTTTTGAGAAGACGATGTGTTTTCTGGCCCATCAGGGGAGAGAGAAGGACTGATCTGCCCAGCAGCCTCATTTGTTTCGTTACTCATCAACCACGTAGTGTATTTTTTAAATTCCGGGTGCATTGTGATTTTCAGTAAAACCTCCGTTCCCACACCTCGAATACCAGTCTCGTATTGCTTAACCGTACCAACCGCAATACCTATTGAATCCGCGAACTTTGCCTGACTAAGCCCCTCAGATTCTCGAATTGCTTTTAGCTTCTTTGATATCTCTATTGACATGGTGTGCACCTGAATACTATATTGGTTATCAGTTGAGTACCACTTGACGCTACAAAGAGCCACAAATAGCACCAGATTGAATAGGTTATCACACCATGGCAAAAGTCCTTAACACATACGAACAAGCGGATTTTGAGCGTTTGGCGGCGTTCTACCCATACCGTAATGAACATGGGCTACCGGTACTTGAAGAAAGCCTAGAGGATTATGCGAAACGCACAAATCAAAGCATTCTCGCTGTAAGAAGGCAGGCTGATAGATCGGTAATTCCCGTTACTCAAGAAGGAAGAAACACAAAACGCAAAGTAAATCTCTTCGCAATTTTCCTGAAAACCATCAGAAACGCAGAGAAATACGTGCAGATGACAAAATAACGAGGTGTCATTTTATGCTGAAGCAACGCCGTAATTTTTGTACCGGAACAGAACGCCACGCTAACCGTTTCACTACCAGTGCATCACGCAGCAACATCCGCTACAGCCTGAGTGATACACACGCAACGCCGGATGGCTACCCAGTAAAACAAATCGGCGAGCACGCCTGGCTGATTGAGAAAGCTGGAATCGTGATCCACAAATGCCCACGCAATCCGTTTACCGGAAACCGCATTTTTGCACTGAGCTGTGGCGACAATCAGTTCGGGCAGGATTTCACATTATACGAAGCACTTCGCACGGTTGATCGTCTGCTTCGCGGGCAAAGTTTTATTAAACAGGCTGATTTATAACAGGTGCTTTATGACCAAAGACCATGCACAAGGTGTATTTATCCGTTTTATTGATTTTCGCGGTGAACTGTTATTACGTGCATCCGCTATTGACGGAGTGACTCCGGCGGGTAAAAACGGAGCCGACGAAGCCACTTACGTTTATCTGAACGGCACGCGACTGCTTGTGGAACTTCCGTACCAGACCGTACGAGAAATCATCAGCGAAGCTGAAAAGGCACGCCAGGTTAATGGCGATGAACCCTATATCGAAATTATTTGTATGGATTCAGAGGCTGAAATACAGAAAGCAGATTAAAGGGCGTTGTGATGGGCAAAGAATATAAAACTCTCATTAACAAAGCACTTGAGCGTTTTTATTTTCGCTTAAGTGCATCAGGCGCTCATGCTGAACGTGCAGCCCGTGACTCATTGACCAGGGCAATCCGGAGTCTGTATGACGTGGCTTTTTACGCTGATGATCTGGATGCACTTAACGAACTTTCCGAGCTGATCTGTGCCGCAGAATGCGGGGAACATATTGAACCGTATAAGCTGGGGAATATTGCATGAGTATATTTATCTCATGGCTTGTTCTGATTATTTCGGTGGCCTGCGCCATTGGGATTATGCGAATTATTCATTCAGTAAAAAAGATTGAACGCTTTTTCACTGGTGAATAACGATACAAATAAAGCATCAAATTAAATAAGAAAACGTGAAAACCATCCGTATTAACGGAGGTATTCGCACACGCAAATAACGGAGATACAAAAATGCACGCAAAAGAAGAAGGTATCATCAGAGCACTGAAAGAAATTTCAAAGACAGAAAACGAAGTAGCGAAAAAAGCCGTGGCCAATGCTCACATGGACGTCGCAACCCACACAATGATAGTCGCAAAAGTCACGGCAGAAGCTGCCAAAATCATCGAAGAACAGGGTGTGGAACTTGCGCTTCTCAAAACTAAACCAGTCACCGGACTGGATTTATCTGACACCGGACGCCTTATTTACACTATTGGCTCGGAGCCACAGCGATACACCATTATCGCCGGATTACAGAACAAATACCTGATCACTCCTCACCCCATAAGGGAATCAGCGCTTCTGACAAATCTCCGCCTGATAGAACGCTCTCAAGCTGTATTCATTGATGACGCGCAACGTGCCGTATTTAACGCATAGGGTTACTGGACAAAAGGGGCGCAATGGCAATTAAGCATTTTTCCGTCGTTCGCTTTACCTCCAGAGGGCGCGAATACGAGGTCGACGAACGCCTGATTACCACTATCGACAAACATCGTTCGGAAAAGGATGCACACCACATCTACCTCACTGACGGCACTTATTTCTGCGCCACCAACGTGGCGCGGGTGAATCTTATCCGACAAGTACAGGAGCCACGTAGATGACCATTCTGGACTACATCGCTACTCATCCGGGGTGTAGCGGCGGAGAGATCGCCGCAGCACTGAATACTCCAACCACAGCCATTAATGCTGAGTTACGCCAACTTTGGCGCGGCGGCTTAGTCATCAGAACAAACCGCAGCACAGGTGGTCGCGCTCGCAAAACAGGAGGCCAGGCTTCTTACCACGTAAACCCGATGCCGTTCGGGTGTAGCAATCCACTTACTCACATGTTTAACCAGCTACTGAAGGAAGCCAGAGCATGAGCACCATCAACCACCAGGAATTACATCCATCATCATTTCCGAGATGCCAACAGGCTCTTCACAGTTCAGAAACTGCACAACCAGCAAATTAACCTTTCGGAGTAACGCAAATGTTCGCTGGCAGACAACCCAACAGATGCACTCGCTTTGTTTTTTGCGGGCCTGACAATCGCTTTCATGTATGCGCTGTTCGTTTCTTCCAGATGCAGAATGCGCTCAGTGAGGCGTTCAGTGGTCATAAAATCCCTTTGCGTAATCAGACGCAGATAGCTCTGTTTCTGCCAGCACGCCAGTTCGGCGACGAATTCACACTTGCTGCAAAACCAGGAAAAACCAAAAAACACCAGTCCGCAAAGACTCATCAGGGCAGGGAACTCAATCAGAAGAAAAGACAACACCGCAGCAATCAAGGCTCCAGAGCGCAGCACAAAAGCGGCCTTGTTGTTGAGTATGAAAACCATCTCTTCCAGCCAGTAGCTGTACCACAGATGGAAAAAAATCTTCTTGTCTGCTTGCTCCATAGCAACAGGCATAAACAACCTCCATTGTTAATAAACGCCGCTATCCTTCGGCGCATTCCATTTTTGCGCCGCGATTATACATACTTCAGCACGCAACACAAAAACCGCTTGCCAGCGCTCGTTGAGTCGGGTTACATTTCCGCTGCACCTCATAAAACGGGTGCCGGGATTCTCAACCCGCTGACTACACACGCGCACAACCGCGCCAGCGGTTTTTTTGTGCGTACTGTATTGCCACGTCTTTTTCGCGTCAGAATTATGGCGGGGCGTACGGGGCCGACTTCGGTCGGGCCGGGATCGTGTGTAGCCGGTGTTGAGAACCCCGTACGTCTCGCCACCCCGAGATTCTCAACTCTGGATGGTGAGTTTTCAAAACTTACTATACACGAGGCCACGTCATGGCAAACCGCAAGCAACAGCGCGCCCGCGCTGAGCGTATTCACATCCGCAGCGAAATCAACCGCAGACTTTTTCGCGCAACACGCGTCGCGCAAATCATGCACATCAATATGTTGCATGAGCGCAGCCACGCACTATCAAACATTTATTCCGCCTCTGTTTTCAGCTATCTGGCGGATGATCTGCACGAGCTTCAACAGCTCATCCAGCAGCAAAACAAACTCCATTAATTCCTGTTCCGGGCCTTTCCTGCACCTTGCGGCGGGAGGCCTTCGCACATCTGTAACAAGAGGATTGCCGCAATGATTCTCGCCAACGACTTTCTTGAATACCTGCTCAACACAGAGCGTGATCTTGCCGCTCGCGTGCGTGATCGTTATGACATGTACCTGAAATCCCTGCCTGTACCGCAGCTCGCTGACGGAAAGATTGTTATTGATGGTCGCTACATGATTGACAGCCACGAGGGAAATTACAGGCTTTACCGCATTGAAGGTGGCACCCCGTCCGTTATTGGCATTTACCAGCGCCCATCCTCTGCAATCGTCGATGTGATTGCCGACAGCATCCGCATCACACATCGCCATGCCGACACAGAAGACACCGTGCTGGAAATTCAGCGGCTGGCT